GTCTTGAGGAATAAGCTGATCGGCATTAGGCATAGATGCTCCAGGCTGCTGGGCGTTGCCAGGCACCATCTCTGGCGGGATCTGGCCCATCTCGCCACCGTTCATCATAGGAGTGCCAGTAGGCGCCCCCTGCTGTCGGTAGGCGTTCATGGCGCTCTCCTGCTGTGCCTGTAGCTGCGAGGCTGCCTGAGCCTGCTGGGCCTGCATCTGCTGCATCTGGACGCCCTGCGCCTGCAGCTGCTGGAAGAGTGCCATGAGGTTGCCCATGGTCATCACTGCTGCTGGGTTGAGGGTTGCGTCTGTCTGCTCGTCGCGGATGAGTTCCTTCTCGCCCTCTGGGTCCTCTACGCCAACGCGGTCCATTGCGCGCTCTGCGCTCCAGATCCTGCCTTGGACAAGGTTGAGAGCAGTCTGCGCAAGCTCGAGAGTATCTCGAGGTGTAAGCTCAGGCGGAGTGATCTCAAGCCTGTACTCGTTGGCAAGAAGCTCAGCGATAGCGCCGTCCATCTCGCCCCACATTCGGGCAGTGATCTCCCATACCTGCTTGATCCAGGAGTAGAGAAGCTTGCGCTTCGGAGCAATGCGCTGCTCATAGTTTGCGACGAGAGATGCGATGGCTCGACTGGAACCGAGTACGCTCGACGGCGCAAGGCCGAGGAGCAAGTCGTTGAGTCCCGTGACCACCGCAATCTCTCGGTCGATACGTCGGTTGTAGTCCTCAATCTGGAACTGAGGAATGAATGGTTGGATAGCACGCAGTTCGTTGCCAGGGCCAGGCGTTGCCACGCGGCCAGGCTTCGGGATTGCGTTGGCTGGTACCTCGTCTGGTGCGTCGCCTCCAACGAGCTGCCACATCTGACCGCCGACAATCGACTGGATCATCTGGGCTTGAGCAGTGATTCGCTCGTCCTTCTCTCGGAGAAGCTGCTCAACGTCGTAGAGTTCTGATCGACCGTACGGGCTACCAGGGATGATGCTGTTTCGCAGGACAACGTACGGAAGGTTGCCCTGGAGCTCTGGGTGCTCGCTCTGGCTGACGATGGTGTTGCCGACAATCAGTGCGTTGCACACGAGGGCAGGCTCACCGCGCTTCTTGGCTGGCTTCTTGTACCAGTAGTCAAGCACGCTGATCTTCATGTCGTCGTACCAAGTGTTGATACGGTTAGGCTGGCGCTGGAACTCCTTGCTGTAGAGGTTCGCCAGCGGGTCAGAGTGGCTGGCTGCCGTTGTGTATGGCCACCACTTGTTCCCCTCTTGGACAGGGAAGATCTCTACGCCGAAGTCTTCCTCGGCTGCCTGCGGGCTAAGCCCGTAGTTGTAGATCGCCCAGTCGATACGGTTGTAGTTGGAGTCTCCATACCCTAGGTAGAGATTCTCTGGGGTATCGATGATGCTGAGCTTCGGCAGGAGCTTCTTCGAGTCCCACGAGATCTTGGCTGCCGTGTGGCCGTAGAGGCACTTGTAGAGGCAGGCCTCCTCGAGGCGCACATCAAACTCGTTAGCCTCTGCCCAGGCAAAGAAAAGCCGCTCTCGACGAGCGGCAGATGAGCGGCCTTCCTTGGAGGTATCGGTGGCCACGTAGTTGACGACAGGCATGATAGCCTGCAGGGACGCTGGAATGTTTACGTATGACGGATGAAGGTTAACGGAGACGTGGGCACGCCCGGCGGTCCGAGCTGAGGGGTCTTCCGCCCAGTGGTCAGCACCGCCGAGCGTGACGGTCGACGGGTAGTAGAAGTGGTCGTGCCTACGGAAGATAGAGCGCAGGCGCTGCTGCTCTGGCTCCATCATCTGCTTTCGGTGGTAAGCCTCGGCAAGGATGCCGTACTCAGGGCTGTTGTTTGGATCAATACCCTGCATCTGCAGGGACGTCGACGCCATCGTCAACGGTCGCTGCAAATCTTCTGGCAGCTTGACCTTTGCCTTAGCCATTAATCAGAACCTCCAAAATAGTTGAACGTCGGATTGTCCAGTGACCCTCCGCTGTTCCTGATTGCGTGCCTTACTGCGATAGCAAGTGCCATGACGGCGTCTTGCTCAATCTTCTTATCGTCCAACTTGTACGATAGGAGCTGCCTGCGAAGGCGCATCCACACCCCGACCTTGGGGAATACAAGCATCTTCTTGTCCATAGCGGCTTTAAGATCCGAGAGAACCTCGAGCTTCTTTGCCTTAGTCCCCCCGAAGTCGAATCCCCTAAGCGGCTTGATGACGCTGAACTCCTGCTTAAACAGCTTTCCCCCGAATCCAGTCTCGTCTACGATTGTCGTGCAGTTGGAGTCTTGGCTGTAGAGCAGGTGATTCTCACGTACCATGTTCACTACAGACTGAATCGTTTGCTTCCCAGTTCTAGTCCTAGCCCTTACCCCTACGATCTTTCCTGTCTCAGTGTGATCAAGTACGATAGACCATGTAGAATCAGATGCGATCCCTGGATCACAGCCTTGAACGTACCTTCTCTTTACCTTAGGAGCTTCTTCTTCTGGTAGATCTACGAAGCATGATTCGATTGAGGTAGAGGAGAAGTATGAATCTTTAGATTCGATGAAGTAACCGTCGATGTTCTGCGGTACTAGGTATTCAGCTTGCTGCCTGATTATAGCGTCGAAAGTGTCCGGTGTCAAGCCGAAACCCACATTATCCCTGGTAGAAAGTCGTACGCTGTGGATCTGGGGGTCCTTGTCTGGCCTGGATGGGTTCCCCATCTCCCAGAGGTCGGCGTAGTCGTTGATCCCCTCGGTGGGTGTACCGATGAAGTGGAGCTGTCCGCCCGTAGACAGGCGCCGTAGGTTGAGCACCTCTTGGTAGATCTGGAGCAGGTGCGGCTCGAAGGCCGCCTCGTCGAAGGAAATCCCGTTCATGTCCTTCCCCAGCAGGGCCTTGGCCTTGTCCTGGGTGGTCCTGAAGTGAATATTGGCCCCTCCAACCAGTGGGTGGAACTGGAGCCATAGGTACTCCCCTCGGTACTTCTTCGTGTGCTCTACCACCTTGCCGACCTCGGTGATCAGGGGGCAGCCCCTGCCTCTCTGTGCAGGGTGACCGCCCTCCAGGATCATCGAGATCTCTCGGTGTACTAGTTCAGCAGTCTCCTGCTGGATACCAACGTGGTACCATTCGTATGGGGCAGACTGCCAGCGCATGGCGTCCTTCTCGGTGCCGTCTGGCGGCTGGACCCCCAGCTTGTAGAAAGCGCTGTGGAAAACTGCCACTGCCATCCCAAGCGTCTTGCCTGCTCGGTTACCTGCAGAGCAGATGGTGGTGAGATATTTAGGTCTCCAACCAGACTCATCACGCTCTGCAATAACCTTTACCCATTCGCTTTGACCCTTGTGCAGCTCGATCCCAAGCCACCGCTTGGCGAAGAAGACTGGGTCATTCCGCCCTGCGGCTAGATCCCTAGCTGCAGTTGTGGTAATATTCAAGTTACTTGCTGCCCCTGGCCTTGGCGATCACCTTTGCAGAGGCTTGGTTCTGTGCAATCATATGCTGGCGGAGCAGGAAGTCAAACCCTACTGCACTGCCTGAGCCTGGATACTTGATCTTCTTGGTCTGCTTCAGGCTTGTGCCAGCCTTTAGGCCAGAGGCTCGGTCCATCCGAAGTAGTGCCGAAGCGACTCGAGGAGCTGGCGACGGTACGCTCTTCTTCTTTGTTGCCATCTTACTTTCCCTTCTTGTTTCTTGCGCTGATTGCCTTTGCCTTGGCTCTGGCGTCAGCCTTGCTGCTTGCTCCCCAAGCCTGTAGGCTCAGAAGAAGTCTAGTTGGTCGCCCCTTGGAGTCCCGCTCTGGCCCTGGCATGTTGCCCATGCGAGCTAGGAATGAGGCACGGCGCGGGTTGTCTCCGGACCTCACTGGGGCCTTGAGCGTGCCGCCCTTGTACGAGGCCCTCCCCTTTGCGTTAAGCCCGCCCTTCGGGTTCTTACCCTCCTTGCGTTGCCAAGCTGGCGTCTTCGCCATCTGTAATCTCCTCGGCTTCCATCTCAATCATTTGGATAGTTGGGCCGCCACCCAATATACCAGCAATAGATACAGCAAGTTCGCGGTCGGCAGATTTTTCAACACGGCGATCGATCATCTCCTGTGCTCTTAGCCCCTCTGATAGAGTTGGCATAAGCTCGCCAGCTTCAACGAGAGAGATGACCTGATCCCTCACCAGGGCCGCTAGATCCCCGCTTGCCTTGATATGCTTCTGATTCTGCTTGAACTTCTTGATTACGGCTGCCTTTGCCGTCTGGTACTCATTGGTCAGATGATTCCTGCGGTGCATTCCAAGGGTGATCCTTGAGATGTACGCATCGTTCTCCTTGAGCCAGTCACTGACCTTAGTGTCGGGCTGCCCATTTGACATCCGCTGATTGATCTGCTCAGCAAATGGACTCCTGCACGCTGCGCACCGCTCAAGGACGGGTGCGAGGTTCATTACTCTCCCTTGTACCCGAAGGCCTTATCCTCTGGATTGAGCCATCGGATAATCACTGGAACCACTGCCGCAAGCCCTGCTGCGACGATGGACTTCCATCCCTCTGCAGACACGTCAAACGCACTGCCGCCAATGGCAATAAACTGCGCCAGGCATGCTGCCAGGAACGAGCGTCCCCATGATGCAAAAAGTGCCTTCTGTTCCTTGTTCATGTGCTCTCCTACTTCTTTACAATGATGCACCGCTTAGACGGAGCATCGCCCTTGCTGGAGGCGATTGCCTTCAGCTCTTGTCCCGTCACCGTGACGGCGAACTTTTCTTTGCCCTTTCCGCTGAACGTCGGATCAGCGAACTGGAACCCGTGGTCCTCACACCACGCAGCCGCTACCATGTGCCCATAGGTGGCCCCTTTGTGCCTACCGATGAACCGCGTGTGCCAGGCGCTGATCGCCTGGGGCGGGTAGTTTTTTGCTGCGTCGACGTTGATGATCAGTGCCGCCCCCTTCTTGAGGCTGGCTACGCAGTCGGCCCAGTCCTGCGCGTATCTCGCGTTGGCGCCAAGTACCTTGCAGGTCTTTACTAGATCCCATAGACTCGAGCCATTGTCACTTACTCCCTGCTTTTCCTTGAAGCCAGTCGCCTTTTCCTTTGCCGCAATGCCCTCTGCGGCGGTGATCTCTTTGCCTAGAACCCAAGATGCAGCACATGCTGCGCTTGAAGGTCCACAGTCATCGAGGATGCCACCCTTCTCGACGTGGTCGAGTTGGCTGCGAATGATCAGTTTGCTCATTTACCCTGCCCTGCCAGCCACGCTGTTATGCCGCCAAGTCCACTTACTCCGAGTAGAGCGATGACAAACTTAGCCAGTCGGTACGCCCCACGCGTTTCCGCGAGCTCAAGCTTGATCTCAGCCAGGTCGCCTTCAATGCGCTCCAGCCTCTCTAGGATTAAGTCGACTTGATTCTTGGTCATGATTAGATTTCAGCAGACGGCGCAGCAAAGCTGCCGTCCTCAAGCAGGGTGAACCCTGGGCCAACGTACTCTTCGTCACAGAAGATGACCTGGTCGTCTTCGTGGCAAGGGTTCCACTCAGTGATCCCATCCCATACGACGACGTTCTCTACTAAGCCATCGGCTCGAACGACTGCGTACTTACCAGTTTCATTTACCACGATATCACTAGACAATATCCGTCTCCTCCCTTTCCTGATGCTCCACCAGTTGTTCCTCCTCGGCCTCCGGCTCCACCGCCGCCACCTAGGTAGCCAGCTCCGCCAGCGCCTCCAGTGGTAGTTCCACCGCCTCCGCCGCCTCCGCCACATCCAATTGCAGTGGCTGCACCGCCAGCTCCGCCAGTTGATCCACCAGCAGTACCTGCTGCGCCATTTCCAGTAGTCTGTCCAAACCCGAGACCAGATGCGTACCCAGCAATGTTAGTGGCGTTTGCTCCGTTACCGCCAGCCGCTGGCCCATAGAACGAACTAAGGGCATTGCTGTTTCCGTTCCAGGCCGCCCCGTCTGTGGCATAGGTGCTTGCTGAGTTTGTAGCTACCAGCATCTTTGATACGTGCTGTACAGGTCCGCTGCTGTTTGCTGGGGCTCCCTCAGCCTTAGTCTTTGTGCCAAAGGTAGTATTATTCCCAGCAAGACCGTTTGTTACGCTTGAAGTTGTACCAGCAACTGAAGCTCCACCAGCTCCAATGGTTACAGTTTCAGTTGCCCCAAGATCTGATGTCTTGAACCACCTGTACACTACTGCTCCGCCAGCGCCAGCGGTAGCTCCTGTTGTGGATGTTCCCCCACCGCCGCCGCTTCCGCCCCCACCAATGGCAATAACGAGAGTTATCGTTTTGCCGCTTGGCTTTGTCCATGTTCCGCTGCTAGTGAATTCCTGGAAGTGAACACCAGCTGCCCATACCGGAAGACCAGAGACAAGAGATAGGAACTGTCCGTTTGTGCCTACTCCTAGGTTAGTGACTGTTGACGACGCGGTAGCGTAAAGGATGTCTCCAGCAGCGGTTACCGTGCTCTTTGGAATGGCGGCATTGGCCAGATCGTAGGCAGACTTTACAGCCGTTGGTGTTGCTGCCAGCGTGCTGCTAGTTGTTGATGTAGAGTCGCTAAGCTGAACAACTCCAGTAGCAGATGTGGTTGCCGATGTTACGGCAATCGTCCTGTTTGCGCTAAGGTCCTTTGCTGTGTTGGCGCCATCGATCGTGATCGGCGCTGTACCAGTAAGTGTCCTAGCCTGCACTGCAGAAGTAAAGTCATATGCAGTCTTGACGGAGTTTGGGACTGCTGCCAGTGTAGTAGACGTACTTGAAACAGAGTCTAACAACTGGGTAATACCAGGATTGCCAGTTGTTGCTGTGGCAACAGATGGCGCAGATGTTACCTCGACCCACTGAGTTCCGTCGTATACGTATGCCTTTTTAGCCATTGCTATGCTCGGTACCAAATAATAACGCGACCAGTTCCGCCGTTTCCGCCAGCAGGCATGTTGCTAGTTCCGCTCATTGTTGAGTTGAATTCGCACCCTCCAGCGCCACCGCCTCCACCACCAGTATTTGCTGCTCCGTTTGCTCCGCCGTTAGTGAATGAATAGGAAGTTCCAGTACTCAAATACTGTGCTCCGCTTCCTCCTCCGCCACCATATGCTCCGTTGCTTCCCTTGGTAATGGTTACGGCAGAGCTTGTAGTAGTCTTTCCTACTTGGCTTCCGTTACTTGTTCCGCCACCGCCACCACCGCCACAAAATCCGACAGTACTAACTCCACCATTTGACTGATAGAGTGGTGCTGAGTTCACATTTGTTTGGCTTGCGGATGTTCCAGCAGCCCACAATCCAGCTGAAGATAGCGTAAACGTAGTAAATGGAGACCATATTCCAGTAAGCGACGGTGCAGATCCAGATGTCGCATCTGTATATGTCGAAGTGGTACCACTATTATATCCTGCGCCGTTACCGCCAGCTCCTCCACTTACGGAGAAGTAATTACTCGATGAAAGAGCCGTTTCATTCAAAAGAATATTAAATATTTCAATCTGCTCTGTAGTAGATGAAGGATCATTATAAATCGTAGCGTTTCCGATAGTAAAAGAAGATCCTCCTGCTCCGCCAGCAGCTGGTACATTATTGCTAGTCCCTGGTCCTAGAGCGCCACCAGCTCCGCCAGCAGCAGAAAAACCAGAAAGATACGTAGTTCCACCAGCAGATCCAGTAGTCCCGTCAGCAGTGGCAGTCGCTGTCCGTGCTGCTGCGCCAGATCCACCAGCACCAACAGTTATTGGCAATGACCTTGAATACTTTGAAAGCCACGCTGTGCTTAGATCACGCAGAACAAGGAATCCACCGCCACCACCTCCGCCAGCGCCACCCGCCTCTGTACTGCTGCTTTGGACTCCAGCAGACCCACCTCCGCCACCGCCACCAATCAATAGCGCGTTAATGCTCGTAACTCCAGATGGTACAGCCCAAGTTGTAGAGCCAGCAGTGTTGAACTGCTCAATAGTCCATCCACCAATTTTTACTGTTGAAGATCGAGTTCCAATATTACCAATAGACATTAGGCAATCTCCGATCCAAATGCGTTAATTGTGATGCCTGGTCCAACTGCATATGCAATGATTTTATCGCCTGTAGACATCGTAATTCCTAATGTAAAAAAGCTAGATGTGTTCGCGGCAACCTCAACGTCGAAAAGAATGTAGTGCTTAGCAGCAGTAGTCGTATCAGCTGACGGTCGAATTGCTACACGAACAAGAGCTGAGCTAGATACCCTATTTGCGATCGAGATCGTCGATACGATCGATTGAGTGGAAGCTGGCACAGTATATACTGTAGTTTCAGTTGTTTCTGCCAAGGCAGACTGCCCGAGCACTCGATATGTAGTTGCCATTTATGCTCCCATCAATAGAAAGGTTGGATAGATTTCAACGTCAAAGGTCGCTGGTACTGTGTTATCGTCAGACTTTACCCAGATATCTCCAATCTTAGGATTGCTGGGAGCGTTTGCTGACAGCGCGTAGGTAGATGTGCGATTGTCCTGCGCTGTCCAAAGCTGAGTTGAGTAGTTGAATGTAAGTACCTGCCTGTCTGTAGGCGTATTGGTCTTAAGGTCAACATCATGGATCTCGTCTAGCTCGTATCCGTTCTTGATAAGAACAAATACCTGGCCAGCCCCAACTGACCCACCCTTGACGACAAACCCAACAGTCACGTTATGAACTGGTGCGTATGTCTTCGTCTTAGTTGCGAGCCCTGCTGTGGTTCCAGACAGGTATAGGTAATCTCCGTCAGAGAATGAACTGGTATCCACATTGTCTAGGATACCAAATGTAGTTACTACCCCATCAGAGTTATTTGAGATATCTGCCTGCACCCAACCGAATGTTGCTGCCGAGTACGCATCGGACGTAGCAATTGCTTTCTCAATCGTGGGCTTCTGTCCGTTTACGCCCTTAAGCATGACGACCGACCCCTTGGCAATCGTTGCTCCGGACACGTTCCTAACTGATGCTTGGACAGACTCTGCGGCTGATGCTGTGCCACCAGTCTGGTTTACCCACTGTGTATTGTAGTTTGTGCCGTCGATCTTGGCAAGAACCTGCCCAGTCGTACCTCCAGTTGGTACCCCAGCGCCAGTTGCGCCCGTAGCTCCAGTGGCACCAGTTGGGCCAGTAGGTCCAGCTGGTCCCTGTGGGCCAGTCGCACCAGTTGCACCAGTAAGACCAGTAGGACCTTGCGGGCCAGTCGCTCCAGTAGCCCCAGTAGCGCCAGTAAGGCCGATAGGTCCCTGTGGACCAGTGTCTCCAGTGTCTCCCTTAGGCCCCTGCGGACCAGTAGCGCCTGTGGCGCCAGTTGCCCCAGTTAGCCCTGTCGGACCCTGCGGGCCAGTATTACCAGTATCTCCCTTCGGACCTTGAGGGCCAGTAGCGCCAGTAGCCCCAGTAGGGCCTGTGGCACCAGTTTCACCCTGTATGCCCTGAGGACCAGTAGCTCCAGTAGCTCCAGTAGCGCCAGTCGCACCAGTGTCTCCTCTCGGAATGACCAGGTTCAACGTCTGAGCTGGGGACGTGCCTGTAATAGTGGCCGATGCGCTCGAGCCTGCGGCCCCGGTAGTTACGGTTCCAATGTCAAGTACGTTTGCTGGCCCAACAGGGCCAACGACGGTAGCAGCGTCCAGCACGTCAATATTGACGTTAGCCTCCTGATCGATTACCTCGACGGAGTTTATTACCTGTTCAACGCTGATTTCGTCTGTCAACGAGTCACCTCTGGGCTCACGATAATCCTACCCTTGAGCACCCTGCGAACGACGCCAGTCGACGTCTGCTCTGCTTCAATGTCATAGTACGCTGTGGTCACGGTCAATGCCGATGTCGTCGTGGCAGAGATCGTGACAGTGATGACGCCAGACGAGTTCTTCGTCAGGACGATCGTTGGTGATCCGCCTTCTGAGGTAAGGATGGGAGATGAGTCAGCTGGAGTCTCACGCACATGCATGCGCACGGTCCAACCAGTAAGATCTACCGCCGTCCCGGAGGCGTCCTTGTATGTCACAGTTAGGTTGAACGTTGCGCCTTTTTCAATTGTGGTGTTATAGACTCCAGCTGCCATCTACATTCCTCGCTTCTTGAGGTTTCGACCCTTGCCCTTGCCCTTGGCCATAGCCTTCTCGGCCTTTGACTCTTTCTTCATCTGGGACTTGGACTCGGTCGATTCGTGCTTCTTCTTTTGCTTTGCACTCTTGTAGCGCTCGGTCATCTTTCCGTAGCGCTCGAACATCGCTGCCTTCTTCTTCATCGGGCGATCGGTGATCCTGGACGACGAACGGCAGGAACAACCTTCTTCGGTGCGGGCTTAGGAGGAAGGCCTGGTGCGATAGCTCGGCCTGGATTAGATCCAATTGCGAAGGCCGACGCTGCGCTTCCGATAGCCAATCCTGCAACTCGTGCTGCGCCAATAGCTCCTGCAAGCTGAGCTCCACCAGCAAGGCCTACGCCAATGCTAGCAAGTCCAGCTCCAATAAGTCGCCCGCGGTTCACGTAATCCTTGCGCTGCTTAGGAGTCATTGCTGCACGTGCAGTGCGCTCTCGAACAGCATAATCGCTTGTGAGGCCATCAAGTCCGCCCTTGCTGCGGCTCGTGCCTCGTGCCTTAGTTCGTGGCATGTTACTTTCCTTTCTTGGGCTTTGCGCCCTTCAGTGACTTGCCCTTAGCGGCAGCCTCCTGAAACTTCTTTTTCCCGTACTTCTT